GCTTTATTTAATGACATAATATGATAGCCAGGCTGTTATTGCCATTAAAAGGTATCATAGGTATCATTTAGTGCATTCTAGTAGACAGGATAATTATTTAAATGAATAAACCAGGCCAGAATAATAACAATATGATTACCTGATGTTCATCGGGATATTCTTATTGTTATTATTCTGGCCTGGAATATCTAATTTGCAAGAGTCATTGCTTTATTTAATGACATAATATGATAGCCAGGCTGTTATTGCCATTAAAAGGTATTATAGGTATCATTTAATGCATTCCATCAGCCAGAACTCAAATATCTATTTCATTATTTATATATTGTGAAACTCGGGCATGGTCTTGGGTATAGTTAATATTTAGCTTATTACTTCTTTATATGCCACGATATCATTTATTGTCTGTTCTTTTGCCAAAATTTCCATTCAATAAAATTGATTCATAAATATTTAAAGGATGAAAGGTATACATATAAATATATGCAATCAAAATGCGAAAAAATAATTAAAGAAATTATTCAAAAAGATTATCATGAAAAATTATACTTTGAAAATGAAATACCACAAATATTGTCAACAATGATGGAAACAATTAAACAAAATCATAGTATTGATAATCCAAGTACTATATCAACTACAGCAATACAATATTTATATCATTCGCAAAAAACCAATAAATATTATTTCAATTATAAAAGGAAACAAACAATTAAAAAGAGATTCGATCATAATAAAATTGTATCGTCCGTTAAAAATTGTTCAATTATTGTTGATGTCAATAACGATAATGAATTTAAATCGTTAGAAAGCACTGAAGAAGAAGATATTATGCAATCAGTACAATTTACAGATTACGTGTATCCGGCAAATTATCATTTTAAATTAACCAAGAGAACAGAAGATATTTTTGGACCATATGGGACACAATGGTTTCATGACCCACAAGTTGATGATGATATGGATACCAAAACAGCAAAATTTACTAAACAATTTGAAGTTTTAAGAGCCATTAAATTACCGGACCAACGAACAGAAGAGTGGTATAAAATGAGAGAAGGTAAAATTACAGCCAGTGACGGTGGTACGGTCATCGATCTCAATTCACACGAACCACAATATAAATTCATTTTAAAAAAAACAACAGATGTGCCATTTTTATCTAATGAATTTGTACATCATGGCAAAAAATATGAAGATATTGCAACCATCATTTACGAATATAGGATGAATGTTTCTACATCTGAATTTGGTCTCATTGGGCATCCTGTCTATAGTTTCCTTGGGGCCAGTCCAGACAGAATTTGCAACCAATATAAATTAGATGGAGTCCATTTATCAAAATATGTTGGTCGAATGTTAGAAATTAAATGCCCTCTAGTCAGAAAAATTAAAATGGAAGGAGAAATTATAGATCACATATGCCCAATTTATTATTGGGTTCAAGTTCAATTACAATTAGAATGTTGTGATTTGGAAGAATGCGACTTTTGGCAAGCCGAAATTAGAGAATATCCTTCCAGAGAAGAATTTATCAAAGATACCGATCCAAACGAACCATTTAGATCTAAAACCACACAATTTGAAAAAGGGTGTTTGATTCAATTGTTACCCAAAAAAAGAATGCCTGATGTAGTCAATGGTAAATATAAGAATGTAGTTGAAGATGATTCAAAATATATCTATCCACCAAAAATAGAAATGTCACCGTACGATTGTGATATATGGATTATGGAACAATTATCACAACTCAACACAAATCCTGAATATAGTGATTACTATTTTGATAAAGTATTATATTGGAAATTAGTGACATCAAAAAATGTAACTATCTATAGGGATAAGAAATGGTTTGAACAAAATTTACCTAAATTTGAAAAAGTATGGAACTATGTATTATTTTTGAGAGAAAATAAAGATAAGTTACAAATTGTTTTGGATTATATTGACAGTAGACCCAAGAAAAAAAATAAAGATATTATGGATACCATAGATAAGATATGTAATATTAACGAAAAAAATTATAATATGATCCTCAAAAATATTTTAGATGATATTAAATTGGCAAAATTAAAAAAAGAGAAAAAATTACAAGAAAAAAGTTTTGATGAAATGTATATGTTCGTTGATGATAATCCTCCGCCACCAAAAAAAAATGTATATGTCAAAACCAGAAAAAATGCTTACGATGATTACCAATTTATCAATTAAAAAAATGAAATATTTATATTATGCATTATATTGGCTTAGATAAATAGATGGAAGATAATGAAATAGTTTTAGAAAAGTTCTTTTACAAAGGCACTCAATATTATAAAGATAAATTTGGAATTGTTTGGGACCAAAATGCAATAATTATAGGATCGACAAAAGGATTTGATGTGAATGGAGATCCCATATGCTATTTTTTCGACACAAAATACGATTGTGGTACAGATATAAAAAGTATATTAAGTGGTAAATAATTTGTTATTTATAAATTGTCGATAATATAATTAATAACAATACTTTTTAAAGTTAATATTTTTTTTTTAGAAATATTATTTTTGTCAATAATAAGATTAAGATAATCATGGAACCAATATATTACCATATTATTCGGTAAATTTTCTATTTTGTAAATAGGACAATATTGACAATCAAAATATTTTAGGTTAAATGGTAATTTTTCTATTTTTTTTATCTCATTACCACGACAATCGAACCATTCTAAATGAGTAGGCAAATTATTGATTTCTTTCAATCTGTTATTAGATACTGAGAAACTTTTCAAATTGATAGGCAAGTTTCCTATCTTATTAATTGCATTAATGTCACAGTAAAATAATTCCAAAAATATTGGTAAATTTTCTATCTTTGTTAAATCGTTACATAACATATATAATTCAATTAAATCTTTTGGTAAATCTTTTATTTTTCTCAAAGATCTATTCTCAAGATGTGCTGTCATGATTTATATTTAACTTTCTGATCATTATTTATACAGATTATACATCAATTTTATTCAAATGGATACATTTCTAAGAAATTATTGTCCTGGTAATAACCAAAATATTAATTTTGATCCATATTCCACTTTTTCATAATTCTTTAATGGTTTCAAAAAATAATTGTATATAAATTATATATGTGAATATGTCTTCAAAAGTTAGCGAAATTGATATAAAATCGTCAGAAATAAATCCTAACGATGAAAAAGATTATAGATGTGCGCCAACCAAAATGTTTAAAGATGGATCATGTATTCCGTTACATATTCTTGTTGATATGGCGGAAGCTTATAATAAAGAAAATTCAAGTGATCCAATTAAATTAGACTCTACAAGAGAAACATTAGTCCCAAATAAATATAAAAGATATTTAGTTAAACAGTTTAAAACTAAATTAAACTCTGTTTGCAACGATCAAAGGTGTTGGACTAAACAGAAATTTATCAAAAGGATGAAAGAACAATTGAGAGATGAATTACAGAACAATACTTTTAGACCTAAAGGACCGGACAAAGAAGATCCTAATGAACAAGGCAAATTCGAATGGCTTAACACTAAAAATATCGATCAAGTCATGAAACAATACGAAGCTAAGTATCAAGATTTTAGATTTTTAGGTGCGGTACCGTACGATTTCGACGAGTTACCTGCTTACGGTATTAAAGATATGGATTTCAAAAAATTAGTACAAGAGGGCATTAAAAAGATTGGGATTATTTTTAATACTGATAAACATTACGAACCAGGACAACATTGGATTTCTTTATTTGCAGATCTGGACAAAGGTTATGTCTACTTTTCCGATTCAAATGGTGATGCTCCTGATTTTCATGTAGGAAGGAAAGAACCCAAAAGAATAACCAATTTGATGAAAGATATAGCCAACTTTATTAAAAATGAGGGTAAACGACCTGTTGTTGACTATAATAAATTAAGACATCAACATGGAGGAGATGCTTGTGGTGTTTACAGTATAAATTTTATTTTAAGATTATTGAGAGGGGACTCTTTTAAAGAGTTAACAACAAAAAGATTATCAGATGAGAAAGTTAACGAATGTAGAAAATTTTATTTTACTTAAATATCTTTATCATATTTATCCATACAACTTGTATAAATAGTTGGATTTATACTCTCTATTTCAGTTGTTTGTCCTTGTTGATTAATTTTTTCGAGGCATAATATTTGAAGGCATCTCAATCTTTTTTGGTTTATCTGATTAATATTTATTTTTTGGTTTATTTTGCTTAACATACCAAGAGATATATTTGTAGAAAAGGCATATAATTTTGTGAGTGTTGTATTTATTTTTAAAGCTTCATCTAAATATTGTGCTCCTTGATCATCGAAATTATTAGATCCTAGATCCATAAATTTTATCGTTTTATTTTTCTCCAATGAAGAAGCCAAATATTTAACTCCTTCATTGCTGATATTTATATTTCCTAACTGCAAAAATACAAGAGATGTGTTTATTTTTAAAGTGTCTGATAAATATTTAACACCTTCATCTCCGATAGCATTATAACACAAATCTAATCTTTTTAAGGTGGTATTTTTTTTTAATGATTTCATCAAATATTGCATACCTATACTACTAATTTGATTGGAACCTATATTGAGAGTTACAAGACTATTATTTGTTTTTAAAGCTTTAGCCAAATATTTCACTCCATTGTCACCAATTTTATTTCCCCATAAATGTATTTCCTCAAGAATTTCATTAGTTTTCTCCAAAAGAACAGCTAAATATTGCGCACCAATTGCATAAATATTATTATATTCCAGATGAAGTATTTTAAGTGTGAAATTTATTTTCAATACATCTGATAAGTGATATAATATCAAATCATTGACATTATTATTACATAAATATAATGTTGATACTGTACAATTTTTTTTAAATATATCTATAAACTTTTGTAATATTTTGGAATTTATATTATTGCTCCACAAGCTAAGTGTTGTTAGAGACAAATTTGTTTTGAAAGCTTCAATTAGATACTCTATGCTATCATCAGTAATTATAGAAGCTCTTATATCAAGTATTTTAAGTGTATTATTCATTTTAAGAGCTTCGAACAAATATTTTAACCGTTGATCCACAATTGTATTGCATTCAATACGAAGTATTTTGAGATGGCAATTTATCCTTAAAACATCAGCTAATAATTTAATTTCATTCGTACCCAATATGCACCATTTTAATACAAGTTCAGTTTTATTGGATAAGCTTGGATCTAATAATTCATTTATCAGATCCATTATTATTGATATTATAAATTAGCCATCAAATGAATTATAATTCATTTTTTTCCAAAATAGTAATAAAATTATAATTATACCCCATACAAAATATTTTTTCCGATTATTAGTATTAAGATAAATAATTATATTTTTTATAAAAGTAATTTACTGGATATAACCATATTATATGTCCACGCAGGAGTTTCCACAATAAAATAACCACAAAAAATGGTCCATTATAATCTATTTTGTGGTTATTTTATTGTGGAAACTCCTGCGTGGACATATAATATGGCCATAACCAGTAAATTACTTTCATAAAAAATAGTATTAAAAATACTATTATTCACATTATTACTTTTTATTTATCTATTTTAGATACTCTTCACATTTATATTAATCCATAAAAAGTAATAGAAATAACTAATCTGAAAAAATATTTTATAATAGGTATAATTTTATTTTTGAATTAAGAAATAAACCAAGCTTAGATAGTTATATTTATAATATTATCATTTTCCAATAAACTTTTTAAAATTTGTTTGTCGAAGAAAGTCTTATCTTTATCATTTTCTATTTTAGATTTTAACTGTTCAACTTGTTCCAAATATAGTCCAGTTTGCATAGAGAGTGAATTGAGCAATGAGTCTAATTTCCTCAGATCTGGTTTATAGTTATCTAATATAAATTGGGTGACTTCAATCTCTGGAATAACTTTTTTAATTGCATTTACCATAATACCATCTTTAGTACTTCTTAAAAAAGATACAAAAACTAATTTTGCCTTGTAAACTTCGTCGTAATATTTTTTAAATGTTGATGCAAACATATGTGGTTCATTTAAATTATTATAATATTTACCGTCATATCCTGTATTTTCTTCTTCATCGGTCACTACAATAAATGTTTTAACTATTTCCTTATTTTGATAAAATGGATATAATGAAGCAGCAGGTGACGTATATCCCGAAGCTTTAATAGTCTGGCTTATTTTGATAACATCTTTGACATCTCGAGGTGCCGGTTCTATTGGTTCATCGTTATTTCTGAACAAATGTAATTTAGCATTGCCAAGTTTACACAAAACAGATCCTATGATACCACTTGTTTTAATAGCAATATCCATGGAAGCGGATGCATCACCCAAAACAACAACAGGTTCTTCAATTTTGATATTATATTTGTCCAGTTTACTTTCACATATCTTATAAAGCTCGTCAACGAGTGGTTGATTTTTGTTACATTGACACAAATTTTGTAAATTTTTCATTAATTCACCATAAGTTGTATTTATTTCTTCTCCTGATTGTATCCTTTTAATCGTTTGATTCAAAATATTTTCTGAATAAAAATCTTCCCATAACCTCAATATATCTTCTAATTTTGTATAATTAAATACAACTTCCACTACATCTGGAGTCAATAATTTTTCATATTTAGTTTTTAGGTATTTATATCCTAATTTATATTGCATTGCAATAGTTTTAATATTATCTTGATTAATTTTGGAGCAAATATCTAAGATCGAATCGGTTGGATATTCATTTGTAAAAATATATTTACTGAACCATAAAACGGTAAAATCTTCCGGTTTCAAATGCATCAAATCGATTAAATATTTCCAATGTTTGGTCGGATAGAGCAAAACCATTAGTTCTAATCTCTCTGGACTTAATACTTGCACCCAATTCTCTTTTAAAAATTTGACTCTTGACTTTGATAAGCTCGTTTCAACACCTTCATTGAGAGATATCAAATTGGAAATTAAACTCTTATGTCTAGATAATCTTGCCTTATTTTTAATTTTTTCGGTTTTCTTATTTAATTGATTTATAAATCTTCTACTATCTAATATTTCACATGTTTTTATGATCACTGGCAGATCGTAAATCGGGTCGGCTAAAAGGAATTTAGCAAAATCATAATCTTTTCTAATTAATGCTGCAGTAAGGATCCTGCCTTTTTTAATAATACTAAATTCATTATCATATTTGTATTCTTGTAATAGAATCAAAAAATTAGCTAGGTATTCATGATAATTATTTGTTTGATACACGAAATGTTCTTTTAATGTTGACTCTTTTAATAATACATCTTTAATTGTGGACATGCTAGTTAGAATCAAATAGTTATATTTTTAAATATTTTTTTTTCATTATTTTTAGAAAAATACTTAAAGAAATGGTTATATTATAAATCATATAAAAAGAATATCCTTGTCTTGTAGATAGACTTGCTGTGGGTATAAGCGGATACTGAACTGAAAGGTTTAGACACATACCCACGAACCTTTTTGTAGGTTTACCTACAATCCGGTTTTTTGGTCACTATAGTGATCAAAAATAAAATAACTTAACTACTTGAATATTAAAATTATTCCAAAATACACAAATTATAAAATATTTTTCCGATTATTTATCTCTATTACTTTTTATGAGTTAATATAAAAGTGAGGAATATCCAAAATAGATAAATAAAAAGAAACAAACTGATTAATTATATTTTTAATACCATTTTTTATGAAAGTAATATGTCAACAATAACCATATTATGAGTCAACGCAGGAGTTTCCACAATATAATAACCATAAAATAGATTATAATTGATCATTTTATGGTTATTATATTGTGGAAACTCCTGCGTTGACTCATAATATGGTTATTGCTTGTTTATTTATCTATTTTGGATGATCATATATTTTTGCTAAATATACTAAAAAGTAAAATAGTCTAATAATCGAAAAAAATGTTTTATACTTGGTATAAATAATTGGTATAATATAATATCCGGATCGCGACTGTTATTTTATATATTTATTTTTCAAAAAACATATGAATAATAATTATAATAATTTATAATATTTTGTAAAGTGAATTATTTACCGGTTCACTTTTCGTTGTTCCAATTCTAAACATTAATTCATGTGGTTTCCCATAAAAGTTAACAAGGTCGTTAGAATCAGTATCTGGAGATGTCTTGAACTTGATAAATATTTCTGATAACTTTTCGATAGGTTGATCGAATTTGATGCCAATAGGACATAATCGATCAGGATTTTCCGATGTATTAAATGTAAGTAGTGGCTTATTATCTTCTATACCCTCTATAAACAAATAAACATTAAAGTCTTGATCTAAAGAAGGAAATTTGTCAGATGTATAACTATTTTGCCCACTATATTTAATTTTGGTGAATCCCATAAGTTTGAAGATACTTTTTTCTCTATTTACAATCATAAATTCTTTTCCTTGTGCATGTTTAATAGTGGTTATAGTGTTATCCATTTCAAGGATAAAATCAGAAGATAATTTTTCTTTAATCCATGCAAATAAATTTTCCAAATTATAGTTTCCTGGGTCGACATTTAAATTAATTTCATCGTTACCAACAGAGATCAAAATTGAATTATTCATTTCGTTGACGACACCTTTTAATTTTGGAAATTTGACACCAATTAATTGAAAGTCAACTACAGTATTATATTTATCGTTAAATTCGACCATGTAATCGTTGTAATCGTCTTCATCTACATAATCATTACATTTGACTAAAATGTCGGTATATTTAATTGGATCATCTTTGGTGTCGTTAACTATGGTGGCATTTGGAATTTCAAGAGATGTTTTATCTTCGACATAAACCATAGAGTTATATTTTGATAGATTTGTCTTATTTTCAACACTATTACTACTATTTGCAGAATTGTCGCTCAATTGTATTTGCCCAATATCTTCTTTTTTAACTATTTTCTTTTCCCCATCAATAATATCGTTAATACCTGATAAATCCAAACTTATTTTTTTAATTAAATCGTCCAATTGTTTGGCATCAAGCGATTGTAAAAATACTGGATTTAAATTGGACAAATTCATTTGATTATATATATTATCTTTCATTTTTTTGATATATTGATCCAAAAATTCTGGATCGACATTATTTAATGTTGGACCTAATATACCATTTGCGTAGGTTGGAGCTTCAACTCCTCCTACCCTGTACGGTGCCCCCCTATTCAAGTTTAAATAACTATTGTTATTGTTTGTCATCGTTTCATACATTTTTTGCATTTTTAAAATTTGATTTAAATCCATATTTCCCATGCTATTTCCCATCATATTATTATTTATTAAATTTGGTGATATGGTTGGATCAAATTTTTTATTTCCTCCCCCTGTCATCTGGGTTTTCATTTCACTATCTCTCTCTGCCATCAATGAATTTAATTTGGATTGTATATCAGCATCCGATAATTGAGAACCATTATTTCCCATTTGATTCATTCCCATCTGATTCCCCATCTGATTCATTCCCATCTGAGTCATTCCCATCTGATTACCCATTTGATTCATTCCCATCTGATTACCCATTGGATTCATTCCCATCTGATTCATTCCCATCTGGTTACCCATTGGATTCATTCCCATCTGATTCATTCCCATCTGGTTACCCATTTGATTCATTCCCATCTGATTCATACCCATCTGATTCATATCCATTTGACCATTCATTCCCAACGGTGTATCAAAACTGGAAAAATTAGAGTTGAAATAGTTATCCATACCTGAATTTGGCATAATATTAAAGTTATTAGGGGAATTTTGACTATTATCGGATTCTCTTCTATGTCTTCCTTGCACAAGTGTAAAATCTATTTGAGGGGGTTTTTGAGGCATTCCCATATTATCAAAATTTCTCATCATTGGATTATTGAAATCTATATTGAAAGGGTTATCCATTTTATTGCCACCGCCCATACCGCCACTCATACCGCCACCCATACCGCCACCCATACCGCCACCCATACCGCCACCTGGTCCTTTCATATCGTATGCGTTAGCACGGTTCATCATTTCTCTTTCTAAATCGTCTTTGGCATCGGATCTTTTACCAAACATTTGGTCTTCCATATTTCCAAAGACCATTTTTTGTCCCATTTCGCCGGTTGCTGTTATATATTCACCATTACCTTGTGCGATAGGAGCGAATCCGTTACCCGATCCATTATCACTATAATGAAACATAGGCTGTTGTTCATTTCGATTATTAGAAATTCCTTTATTGACGGAAGTGTATTGGGGCCTTCGATCAACTCTTATTTCTCGCTGTCCTCCGACTTCTGTTGCTCGATCTCTTTCGAAATCGCCGATATTAGCCGAGTTATACTTTTTTCTTTTTTTATTATCTTCAACCCATCTAACACAATCTCGAATACTTTTTTTATTTAATAAATCTAAAAATTCGGTTGCCTTCATATCGGATGGTTTCCGATCGCCATATTTTTTATATGTTTCTTTCATTTTTTGAACTAAAAATTTCTTGCATTTTCTTTTTGAATTTGGATTATCATCTATCTTGAGTAACTTTTCCAATGTTGTACATTGTCGAGTTACATTTTTATCGGAGAAGTAAAACTTGTCCATAGTAACTTGTAACTTATACTATACAGAGTTTATTTTACGAAAATTTTAAACACAAATTATTTTATATAATATAATATAAAATATGAATAACATAAATACAAGTAATACATTTCCAAACTCCTTATATCCTCCACTGGGAACAAACGATAATAATTTTAATCGTCAAGGGGTACCATCCAATATTTTTCCATACAATGGTGAAATGACAGGCAATCCCCTCGGAAGGTTCAATCCTGGGCCCACAAACGATCCATATTTAACGAATTATAATAACCAAAATCAACAATTTACTAATTTTAATAAAGCTTATGCACCAACACATCAATTAATTGAAAAAATAGATTATAATAACCAAAATAATCTATTGCATAATAATGTGGGGGATCTAACATTGGGTGAAAATATTATCGAGTATCGAATTAACATTGATAGTTTAGATAGGGACATCAGATATTATCCAAATCCATTTTCGTTCACTGTCAAATTTAGTCCTGCGTCAAATGGTATCTATAAAGATAAAGAGGGGGATTATTCAGAAATTAAAATGTACGGTACTCCAACACCTTATATAGATAAAAAATTTAGGAATGTCAAATATGTCAAACTTGAAAATATTGTTTTGCCGCAATATAGTAGATTCAAAAAAAATAAACATGGAGAGTATGAACCAGATCCCGAATACCACCTATCGTTAGAAAGATTCATCAACCTTGAAATTAAAGAACTAAATTATGACAGAGTATATACAACATCATCAACAGTCACAAGAATTAGTAAAACAGGACAACGATTTACCCCTCCAACTCCTTTTGCAATTATTATTCCGGATAAATGCATTGGTCCATTTTATTATGCAGGTACTCCTTATTACGGTTCAACCGTTTATAAAAATTCTCTCCTTTCTAATCTCAATCAATTAACAATTAAATTTTATGATTCTTATGGGGAACCTATAACACTCCATAATACTTATACGTACGATCAATTGCAACAGTATGAATATGAACACGGTGAACCGTTACCAATAACCGATATAAGACATCCATACAATAAAAAGATTCAGCTCAATTTTTCTTTAATTGTCGGTGTTGTGGAAAGTGAAATTACAACCGGTACTAAGTATGAAAAATAGTTACATGAGTATTATTTTGCCATCTTAGTATACGCATTATAAATTTTTTCAACCATTTTGCTGATATAAGTTTTTGTAAATCCTATTTCTCTATTATTGATACTATTTTCAATTAATTTTTTTTTCTCAGTTGCATAGTTAATGTTTCCCTTTTTCTTTCTTAAATCGGAAATTGCTTTGATAAATGTGGGCGATATTTTTTTCTCTTCGTTTCTCAAAATTGTATTTAAATAAGTATACGCATATTTTAGAAATTTATTATTTCTTGTTATAATTTTTAATATACACACAAAATAATTTTTCCTAAAATCTTCATACTCTTTTTGTGTCACAATGTTTCCACAACAAATAACCATATCGATAAATTTTACAATCGCTTTTTCCCAATCTTTGCCAACATGAATACATTCCGCTTCATTTGTCAATATTTGTTTAACTAAATCCATCTCCATCAATCTTGATTCACATGTATTATCACATTGATTTGTCTTTTGTGTGATAATTGAACAATAAGAGTTTTTGGTTAAATTATTAATTCTATTTATATATCCTTCGGTATCACAAACTGGTTGTTCAGTCATAATTGCCTTATTTTTATCACCAAATAATAAACCGAAAAAATCACCTCCAGCCTGCGAATTACTTAAACTATTTAGTATATAGTCCATATCGTCGTTATATATAGCCAAATATTTATTACCTCTTTTAGATAATTTTTCCATATTTTTTAAATATTCATTGAGAGCTTTACAATCTGCATTTTTTATAAAATTCCTTCTATATGAATTATCAAAGATAGAACCCATTTTTATTATATATCTTTATAATAAAAAAAGTTTGACCACAAAATCCCATTACCGAAATTATTAAATTTCTATAGATGGAATCGGGATGACATAATCTATTATATATGTATCTTTATCAAATTTAATAGGTATACCATTTTCATCAAACGAAACCCTTCCAATCGGATAATATAAATCAAAATCATATACAACACCACTTTTGGCATAAAACCAATAGTTATCAGGATCGGAATATTTGGCAGTTTCTATTTCATCAGGTGGTGATAACTGTTTGACAGCCCTAATTTTCATAACTTTAATTTTCATTGTCATCGAACGAGTACTATTTAACCCATTATCCATTTTAAGATCATCCGCAATATCTTCTTTATATGCTGGACCAGGATGAGAATCAAAAAGTGAGGGCTCATCAAATTGAAAACATTTAAATTCTTGTGATATCATGTTGTGTGCTCTAAAAAGATTACAGTCGATCGCCACTTCTTTGACTGCATCTAAAAATGATTGTATTAGCCCTTCTTTACTTCTTGCAATTTCTTCTATGTATTGGTCTGTTGATACTTTATCTTTATTGATTCTAACAGATTTATATCTATAAATATCAACATGTCTTTGATCTTGTGGTAATGCTTTATGACTACATTGCCTAATACCACGACCTATCATTTGTACAATTCTGACCTCGTTCCAATAAGGTTCCATAATATGAATTTGTCTCACATTTAATAAACTTAACCCTTCAGTACCAGCAGGACTAATTAAAATAATTTTGATGAGAGTACCAAATTTATTATCTGCCATATTAAATGCCTCTTTGCCTTTGATCCTGTCCCCAAAATCTTTAATTCCTCCATGGAATTCTACATAACCAACTTTATCTTTCTGCAATTCCATTTTTCCCATGTAATTATAAAAACCAAAATATTTGAGGTAAATCTTGAAAAGTTCTAATCCCTCCATCAAGACATAGTTAGAATATACAATAACAGGACCAGAAGATTTCATAATATTAAAAATTATATGTAACATTTTCGGAGATGCTGTGTACATAGCTTTAAAAAGTTCAGATTTTTTTTCACTGCTCTCATTAAATTTATCAAAATCACCATCGTACTTTTCCAAAAATACAGATACATCTTTAATAATACTATGTTTTTTTTGTTTATCCTCATCATCTTTCTGACTTAAATAATTACTGAAACTTGTAATATATAATTTAATAGCATTTAAATATTCAGAAACATGGACTAATTTTCCTTTATCTTCAGATTTAATCGCACCTTCTTCACTTAATTTTGTAGCTTCTCTTTCTGTTAATCTGAATTTTCCAGGTCTTGGTCTATTTTCACCATTCACTTGTTGTGAAACAGGAGGAAAAACAAAATTACATGCTTGCCTTGTGTACGATTTATAAGTTTGCGATCCCCCTTTTCCTTTGCCTTTTAATGCTAATTTAGTCTCTATATCTTCAAAATAAGAGTATATATCATCTTGATAATCACTCATCTTAACATCTACATAATGAACTGTCTTCGTAGCATAAAGATCAGGTGTTGCTCCGATATAATAAGAAACTAAACCCATAATCCTTCTTTGAAACATATTTTTAGTGTTCTTACTAAGTGTCTGATAAGTAGTACTTGTAATAAATAGTTGGTTAAATTCTGCTTCACTTTTGGGGAAAATACCAGGGCGTAATAAATTAAATAAAAGAGCCAGTTCAAAAGGATTATTGATCGCAGGAGTACCAGATAACAAAATAACTCTTGTATCCGGATTTTCCCTTTTATCTTGTGTAATGTAATCATAAATAACTTGTGCCCTTTTACCGGTTCCACTACTTACATTACTATAAACATTCCTTATAAAATTATGTGCTTCCTCAATAATATATAACGATTTCTTTGAACTGTCTACGTTTTTAATCGCATCAATAAAATTACGATCTGCAAAAGGACTATCGTAATTAATAAATATTATATTCCTATACCTATACTCATATTCGTCTTTTTGCATCCATTCTTTTAAATTGTCTGACCATTCGCCTTTGAGAGATGCTTTTAAAAGAATAAAAACATTCCATCCCGGCGAATAGTTATATAATACATTATATACATTAATTGCTGTGGCAGTTTTTCCAGAACCCAATCCATGATATAATAATATATCCCTGTATGGACTTCTAAAATCCAAATATTTACTCACGAACAATTGATATTTTCTTAACTCTTTTTTTAATTCACCAGTTGTCGTTTTAATGTTGCAAGGATCTTCTCCAATTTTTTTAAATACCTCTTCCAGTTTATATTTTTTAAAATTAGCCATTATAAAACTTGGAAACATTCTACCATTTATCTTTAAATCTACATATTTAGCCGTTTGTCCATAATCAGGGTTTGACATTATATATTATTTAGAAGATAATAAAAATTGTTTTTTTATGAAATGATAATATAACAAGTATAATATAACAATGGAAATTGAACTATTTAATACGCTTTATAAATTGCTCAATCAAAATCTAAAATATAAAACACAAATATCGGAACTTTTGTCAAAAATCGAAACGTTCAAAATGCATTTGACAGACTATAATCAAATAACAACACTCGTTCAAAATAGTGAGTTTGAAAAAGCAGCCAGGATCATCAATTATGAAATTACAAAACAACAAATGGCCCAAAATTTGTCACAAGAAATAAATCAACAATTTACCAATATTGCTCAACCACTTGCTCCATTACAACAAAAACAACCTACAATTATTACTCAGCCACTTGCCCCATTACAACAAAAACAACCTACCGATATTACTCAGCCACTTTCTCCATTACAACAAAAACAACATACTGATATTACTCAGCCATTTAGTTCGATACAGTTGCATATTGATGATGAAAACTACGATCGAAAACCCATTTACGAATATCTCAAAAATGAATACATGACATGTCATAAAGTATATAAAGAACTTGATATTGACCTAAAAAATATAGAGTTATGGCTTGATAAAAATCAGCAAAATGAAAGATATAAAGAAGTTAAAAAATGTTATGAAAATTTGCAATTTGTTCCCATTGATGATTATCGTAAAATAATAAAACAACTGGAAGATTTAAAAGAAAAATGTGAAGAGTTAGTCGGAAACGACGTTATCGAATGCAAAAATTATTTGAGAGAGCGTAACATAGATATTTTTGATATGGATGACTATTTTAATAAGAAAATAGGAACTAATGAATATGCAAAATACGACAAATGTTTAAATTATAAAAGAGAATTATATGCCGAAAAAAAATGTTCTGACTTTTATGTTCGATTTGGAGTCCAGAATCCAAACAATATAGATAGTTTTAATGTTCAAATAGATGATATCTATGCTAAAAATAGAATCGATCAATGCAAAAAAATAGAGTTTCCTTTTGGTCAAAAAAAGGTAAAAATTAAAGATATTGATCCTGAATTATTCAAATTAGAAGATAACAAAGAATTTATAACCAATAAAGCAACAGATATTATGAATAAATTTTATACTTACATCAGAGAAGGTTCTGTCGGAAAAAAAATATTGGTTATTGATTCCAATTTATACGATGGAAATATAATAAGTCAAATACTTCAAAACGATATTGGTTATCAAAAAGAGATTTATGATCAATTAATTAAAGAAAATAAAGATTTAATCAAATGTGAAGAAAATAACTATGGATTGCGACTTCTTTTTGCTAATATAGGAGGAACCGCGTTTGCTTATCCTGTTTTTGGTTTTTATGATGATGGGATCAAAAAAGGCATTTATGTAGTCAAAATATTTATTAAACCACAAGACCTAAAATTGAAAACTTATCAAAGTGCATTTAAAGAATTAACATTTTTTGAACAGTTTAAAAACGATTATGATAACTTATTGCATGTGGTTAAAGGATATAAGCTCGATCAAGAATGCCAAAGCGACAAACCGTTAAAATTAACTCCTCTCAATATCAGATATAAAAAAAATAAAAATGATGACAATTATGAATACGAAAAGATAGATCTAAATAATTTTTTGAAATCACAATGCGACTATATTTATAATTATAAAACAAACCAGCAAATAGCCAACGAATACAACAATAAAGTACAAACTCTAATTAAATTTATTATGTATGATAAAAAATTAGGATCTATTGATAATATTATCAAAGACCAACAAAAAAGGAAAAGATATTTAGATATTGGTTTTATACATGAGCCTGGCATTTATCAATCATCTATTATCAAATTTTTTATAGGGACAAAAAAAGTCAATATTATTGAAAGAAAAATTATTAATATTTTTACACGAGCCGATCCTAAAATCGTGGGAAAAAGATTAATATCGATCGATCGTATCCCTCTCATTATATCTAACCAAACCCAATTTGACCAATTTTGCGAACATATCGGCAATCATATCGAAACCATTGTTTCAGGATTAGTTATTAAAAAAGATAATCAGATAAGGGGTCTAACATCATTAATTAAAGAAATTAAAATTATCGGTAGATTAGAAAATAGTGCAAATATATTTGAAAATACAATTGTTTATAACAATAAAAATAACGATACACTAACAATTGAAATTTTATACTTTAATGAAAATGGATTACTTGGTAATAACAAAAATAATTTATATTTCGATATTACATATTATGATTTAACAGAACAGTTAAGAGTACTTTATAGTCGCAATAAAGATATTCCTCAAGAAACTAAAATGAAAAAAGATTATAATAATTTAATTCAAGGCATAGATTTGCTTGATAAAGAAAAGTCCGATTTTTATAAAAAGAGGAACGATTATTCATTTATGGTTGCGACAAGATCGAATGAAATGGTATCAATTATTAGTCCAACCGATTTGAAATATATCCACTATAAATCGTTGTTTGATACGTACAGCCGCAGAATATCGATCAAAGAAGAAAAAAGAATGAGATTTTGTAATGAATATAAACTACAGAATAATAACTATACCGCTCAATTTTTGTTTGAAGAATTTCTAACAGGAGGTAGTTATTGTGATTTTTTAAATAATAATAAATATGATGATTCATTATTGATAAGTGGTGTTATACAAATCTTATTCCAAATTGAATACTTATTTTATAAATATAAAATGGTTCATGGGGATTTGCATGTTAATAATATTATGTATACACACGACTATAATTACGATGCCCAAAAGAAACAATTTTATGAATATAAATATTTCGACTACGGTAATAATGGCGCCGAAAAATCGATCTATATCCCTGTTTATGAATATATACTAAAAATTATAGACTTTGATAAATCCCTCTTTTATCTTAACTATATCACGGAAGCCAACGAAATTATAAACGAATTAAAAAAAATTCAAATAAATAACAACTATGTATTATCACCAAATAGTATTAAAGCCGCTACTTATATTGTCGATGATATTTTAACTGCACTTACCGACATATTTGATTTAGACAACAGGTTCAATTTAGATGAAAATGGACAAGGAATCATGATTAGTGAAGATTTTAACTATACCAAACGATTTGGAAAATATGAAGAGAACATGAAATCGCTATATTCTAAAGTAACTATTGACACAAAAAATAAAATAAATCCAAAATTATTAAGCATCGATAGTAATAACGGTCTTGTTCCAATAAAATTAATTTGTAAATTGGTTATTATTGTTCTTTATCAAGAAATAATACGTTTGGTGGATCACTTTAAAAAGCTAAACGAATTGTTCAAGAATGCGATATTTGTTGACGGTGATATCTTGGAGAAATTTGATGAAGTATTTAATGAAGGATTAGATCTTTTCGAGAATTACGATATCAATAACGATCTGGAAATGGTCGATCGTGTTACCGCTCAAAATAACTCTGAACCAATTAAAAAAGATATTAGTTTTCATGATTATATTTCTATTTTCTGGACAAGTCTACAAATTTCCAATATTTTTAGTAGCATCATCAACGACCAGTTCAAAAAGGTAGTTGAAAATATTTTTACTTATAGCGTTAGTGCCGAAAATTATACACCGTACTATAAAGACCGTTTAATTGTTGCACCTGGGGATACAATATTTTTCATTGCATCACTTTTAATCTCTTTGAAACATGGAAAAAACAAAGATGGGTCTCTCGTAGTAATAGATGATAATGGCCAACAACATTATAATCCCAAAGAGTTGGGAGCTATAAAAAATATAGCTTCGGTACTATCAGATGAACAATATTGCAATGACATATCGATTGACAGACCGCTTTTGTATCAATTTGTATCATGTTTAGGTCACTGTATCAATCTAATTGGTAATACAAAAGATACCAGTGTGTATGAAAAATTAACAATTGATTCGGACAAATTACAATATATGTGGTACGACAAAGGAATAAAAGAAATATTTTTGGGAACATCTCAAGAAGTTAATGGATTGGTCAATTTGCATTATGGAGATTCTTACTCTTTATTATATTTAATGAGACCATTTTTAGAAACATTTTTCGATGATATACCAGATCGAGCCAACATAGTTCAAACTATTGATTTGACCAAATTTTAAAATCATTCGGTATCACTTTCGTATTCATCTAAAGAGCTATCATCGTCCGATAGTTCCTCATAAACATCGTCATACTCATTATCATCATCATCTTTATACATCCCAAAATGTTTAAGTGCCTCTTTAGCCGCATTTTGTTCTGCTTTCTTTTTAGCACTTGAACTAGAAATTCCAACAATTTCGCCTTCATCTTGCAACGTTTTTTTGCATTTCACATACATTGTATAAGTTTTTTTATTTTCTGGACCGGAAACATCTAAACAACCATAAATTGGGTCAGACCATTTTCTCAAATGAAAATATTGCAATAACTTTTCTTTGAAATTAGTTTCTTGATGAAGTAATTGAGCTAGATCAACTTCTTTCTCAATTAACGAGATTAAAAATTTATTACAAACATCAAAACCAAAATTCAAATATAGTGCACCAATAAACGCTTCAAATATATCTTCTAAAATATTTTCATTGGTCTCACGACCACCGTTCTTTTCAACATATCTTGATATAACTACATATTCATTAAGACCTATTTTTTTTGATAAAATATATAATGTATTACCATTTTCTATTTTTGTTCGTAGTTTAGTCATGAATCCTTCATCAACACTATCGTACCTCAAAAATAAATATTCAGCAAATGTCATATGCAAAATACTATCACCCAAAAATTCTAATCTTTCGTACGATTTCTTTTGTAATGGTACCGCTTTAATATTATCTTCCAGTGGATCAATATCTACAGATTGGATTTGATAAGGTTTTGTTTTGTTATTTTTATAAAAATTCTCATCCCTGACCAAATAAGAGATATGAACCATCGCCTCTTGGAACAAATCTAATTTCTCAACCTTAACACCTATTCCAAAATTTTTCATTAAATTCTCAATAAATTCACAAGTAATGAACTTATTCTTCTCGTTCAAGATATATTTGAGTTCATCTTCTGTTTTTCTAAGCATTTGTTTAAATATAAATAGTTAAGATTTAAATATTTTTTTTTTCAATTTTTTAATAATGAATAATTCACAAGTGTCACATGTCACTTAGATTATTCATGTCAAGAGAATCATAATGATAATGCCATGATGAATTATGGATGGTCACATTATGGTAACCATGACATGGAAATAATATTGAGCTAAACTATTTTATGATCAGAATTTCCAAGCTGTTATATCAATCATAAGGATGTTCATCAAATGGTTTCATATATATCTTTTGATGGAATTTCATATGATGGTAATGTAACAGCTTGGATTATTCATGTCGAGAAAATCATAATGATAATGCCATGATGAATTATGGATGGTCACATTATGGTAACCATGACATGGAAATAACACTGGCCTGATTTGTAATATGATCAGAATTTTCAAGCTGTTATATCAATCATAAGGATGTTCATATGATGGAAATGTAACAGCTCGGATTATTCATGTCAAGAGAATCATAATGATAATACCATGATGAATTATGGATGGTCACATTATAGTAACCATGACATGGAAATAATATTGATCTGATTTATACAGAATTATTATCATTCATCAATTGTAATTATAACATCTACCTAATAGTAGTATCAAGCTAGTACCTGATATATCTATTACTTTTTATGGATTACTATAAAAGTGAAGAGTAGCAAAAATAAATAAAAAGAGACAATCTAAATAATTGTATTTTTAATACTATTTTTATGAAAATAATATGTCAACAATAATTATATTATGAGTCCACTCAGAAGTTTTCACAATAAAATAGATTATAGACGATCATTTTATGGGATTGTGCGACGTTATACTACACCCGGTTGTTGTTATTTTATTGTTAAAACTCATGTGTGGATTCATAATATGGTCATTGCCAGTAAATTACTTTTATAAAAAATATCATTAAAAATATAATTATCCATTTTATCTCTTTTTATTTATCTATTTTGGATGATCATATATTTTTGCCAAATTCCGGGTATAATTAAATTATTTTTATTAATAATATAAGATTTTTTTTGTTTACTATTATTATTAGACAATTTTTTGTCATAATATTTTTCAATTAATTTTGTGATATATATAAATTCATTTTGGAATATGTTGATTAACGTTTCTATAATCATTATAATTATTACCATGTAAAAATTATAAAAGGATATAACATAACTACATATATTTTAAATAGTAGTGTATGATACTTTTACACTATTCATAAGTGATACAGTGACATTTATATGATAATATATTTTTATAAATGCCAAATAACTGTTTTATTATATTTGTTATCATAAAAGAGTTTACATGATAAAATACTGCTTCGCAAATCAACACTAAAAAAATAATTATTTTAATTCAGATTCTTTATTTGCTACTTCATAACCTTGAATAATAGAATTTGTTAACTCTGTGCCATTACCCATGATAATCACTTTAGTATTACCTGATTTGACAAGATCTGACATGACATCTAATTTCTGGACTGTTAAAACAAAGTCTTTGATTTTTCCAGGTTCAATATTCCAATTTTTGGCTAAAGTATCAACGCCAGTTCCATAACCTTTCAAAATCTCCATCCTTTGCAAATTCATACCTTCACCTTGTAGCTTCTTTCTGTCTCTATCTGCTTCTGCCTCTCTAACTTTTTTTATATAATCAGCATCAGCTTCATTTTTAGTAGCTTCTTTTAAGAACTCGGTAGCTTTCTTTTTATTCATTGCATCTTTGACCTCATTCGCAGGGTCTATTTTAGTGACTAAAGTATTGACAATAGTGTATCCATGTTCTTTCATTTTAGCCTTTAAATTTTCTGCAACAGCTGAACAAATTTCATCTTGTGATTCAAATAATTCTTCTAATCTCATCTTGGGAACTTTTGCACGAATGATATTTTCAATGTAGGCATCGATTTGTTCTTTTGGGTTATCCAAAGAAAAGAATGCTTTATCTGTGTCATCGACTTCAATTTTGTGTTGAACAGCTATCTCCAGTTTAGTAAAAACATCATCTCTTGTCTTAACAGTGAATGAAAAACTATCTTGGATCAATCTATTAGAAACAGATGTCACAGTCTGTATACCAGGAATATAAAAGACCAGACCTGGAGTTTTGATCCCTGTAAATCTACCAAAAGTTTGAAAGACGCCTGTTTCAGAAGTTCTAATAAATTTGAACATTTTTGTTGATTGGTTGTCAACTAGAATAATTTTTCATTTAAGATTTCAATTTTTCGAGTTCTGAAGGATCAATTACATATTTGGTTATTTTGAAATTAATATCTTTGTTAATTGGGTTGCCGGAGGTGTTCGCAAATTTATAATCGGGTGCTTTGATCGGTTCTTCAGGATTATATCTAAAGATAACCAATTTACCTTCTTTATATTTTTTTTCTCTAATTAATCGAATCTCTCTTGTTGGATCGATCGTTGGTCCGATACATGTCGGGATAAATGATTGGAAAAGTGTATTATCTAACAAATTTTTCTTGTTCTTGTTGAGGTAATAACTTCTCATTTCTATCAAGTGTGAAGTCATGATGTTGTGATAATGCGTTTTTTCTTCTACCATATTAACTCTTTCTCTAAGTCCCGTTACTAAATTCATTAAAAAAATAAAATCAAAACATCCTATTTGAATTGAACCATCGTCTTTTTTAACTTTCCGATTAATAAATAATTTAGCGGGAACCTTTTTAATTGGTATACATCTTTTATTATTCGATGTAATATGAATAATTGGTATTTTATTATAATAAACGATAGTTGAATATCCTGTCAACATCCAAAAAGGGTAGAATTCGATAAAAGTAATATCGTTAGCAAGATCTTTAAAACTATTTTTGAGGTTAACTATTAGTGTTGCTGCATCTTGAATATAGTTTGTTGAAACAATTTGTAAAAATGGAATATTTATTGGTTTATATTTATCGGACATTTTTTTATCTTCCATAATTCCTGATTCTAATAGTAGTATATTGTAAGCATATTGACCGAAAATAATATAATTCTCTTTATTTTTAATTTGATCAAAAATGTATGTGTGTAGTTTAGTGACAATCTCTGAAACAGGTTCTGGGACATCATAGGCATTTGTCAAAGGTTTACTTGCTTTATTGAATGGATAATTTTTTTGTAATTTATATAACCTACTAAAAATCTTTTTCCACCTGAAATCTCCACTCCAATAAGGGTCGGACATGATTCTATAAAAATCGATGTTGATAAAAGATGGATGGACATAGTTGATTCCACCAATTTCAATAAAAGGCAATTTGTTATAAATATTTTTTGGTACATAAGAAATATCACACACATTAACATAGTTAACAAAAATAGAGTAAGTTTCTTTATGTGTTGCCTCTTTCCCTTCTACCGGTTTATGGCCTCCTTCTTTAAGTAAATTAGATATGGCTATTAAATCGTTTATTGGGTCGGAAGAGTAGAAATCTATATCGGGGATACAAGATTCGTCATAAAAAGCATCTGAAGGATTTTTATTTTTAATTAAAACATTTTGCGCATATCCCCCATAAATTTTCCTTTTGTGTTCTTTAATATAATCTAAAATAATTTTATTTGTTGCCAATAATTCTTTTTTTGTTGGTTCAAATATTTCAAGCTTTTTCTCATCAATCCCTTTAGTTATTTCATCTATTTTCTCTTCAATCAACTCTACATCTTTTTCGTTATATAATTCCATTTATAATAGTATTTATAATACTACTTCATAAAAAATTGATTTCAATAATAAATAAAGAAATAATAATACAACTAAACTATATGTTCAACAATGAGACCAAAAAACTACTTGACGATATCGCAAATAATAAAAAAAAATATGCTAGTGAAATAAATAAAATTCAATTTCTAACAGATAATGCCAAATTAATAGATAGTGATAAAATCGTATTTTTAGAGAAATCTATCAATCGTGTCCGTACAATTAACGATTTTGTTTCTATCCTCAAAAATATAGATTTCGCAATGAAAATAGAAGCAGGCGTTTTTGAATTCACACTCATTTACACATCTATTAAAAATTATGCTGATGTTATAATGCCTTCAATTTATAACGATAAAGTGAAAGATCTATGTGTTAATTTAGATAAACAAAATTCTGTTGAAAATAATTACCTCAAAACAGCTATTTTAACTAAAAAAATAGATCCTCAGACACTCCCATTCCTATCTCCACAAGATCTACATCCAGAAAGATGGGAAAAATTAATCAGGAAAAAAAAATTAAGAGAAGAAAAAAAGAAAAATATTGCCACTACCGATTTGTACCAATGTTGGAAATGTAAGAGCAGAAAATGCAGAATGTTCGAAATGCAAACTAGAAGTGCTGATGAACCAATGACTAAATTTATAACTTGTTTAGAATGTTTCACCGTTATGAAAAAATAATTTATTTATAATACAATTAGTCTTTTTCAACAATAGCCCAATGGATTTCAGGACATAAATATCCATCTTTAAAACTCATACCCAAGAAACCAGCATAAAATGTCATTTTATGGTTTTCACCAAAATAATCCCAAACAAATGGAGCACTCGATAAGCCAGATGGTATCTCTGTAGAAAAGATATATTTTTCATCAAAATCTTGTCTACTGTATCTTTCTTTGTAATCTTGCAAATAAGGAAAGAAATATCTCATCCATCCACTATAACCTGGTCCACCAGAACCTAAATTATGTACCTTAACCATATTTTTCCAAAAATCTTGATTTACATTATTTTTGGAAGTGTTAATAATCTCTTTGACTACATTTTTCAAATGTACCGTCCACCAATTCAAATCGTATTTATCTAAACTATTGATTAAGA